AAGGTTGAACCATAGGGACGCCCGGAAAACAGGGTCCCAGCCTGGACGCCCATGCCGTCCCATGTTCCGTCGACAAAGTTCTTTGCCGATTCCGGGTCCGCCGGGTCGACGATTACGACGCCCGAATTTCCCCAGTCCGCGACCTGATTCCGAATATCACTCCGGGGGATTTCGCATTCCCCAGCCGCAAGCATAACGCGCGCGTCATGTTTGCCAACCTGGACCCATTCCCGGGCTTCATGCTTTTGCATTCGCGCATGTTCGTCTTTCAGGTATTTCGCGGTCAAAAGCCGGACCCAGACAAAGACAGACATTGTATCCCTTTCGGAAGGAAGCCGGAACCCGCCCCGTTTCCCCTGGGGGAATGCCCGGGGACGGGTCCTGGACTTCCTTCAGCCGGATCTAGTCAACGATTTCGCTGATCAGGGTTGTGGCGACAGGTTCATAACCAGCGACAAAGCCCCAAAGGGTCGCGCTGTATTCGACCGCATCGTTCGCAACCGTGATCAGGGGGGAAATGAAGTCGTAACCGGGGGTCAGTTCTTCCCCGCGAAGTTCGATCAGAACGACTTCGTTCCCGTCGCCGCCCGCCTGGGTAAGCTGGGTAATCGCCTTCCCGACGATATCCGCCATGTTCGACCCAGCCGCGTTTGTGCATTCGCGAATGACAGCATCCAAGGTCGCGCCCTGGGCCATTTCCCCGACGTCGATCACTAGCACGAACCGATCGTGATCGCCCGCGGTAACGGGACCCAACGCATGCGCGCCCGCTGTCAGGCTGTCGGCATGTTCGACCGCCAACAGTTCATAACCTTCGCTGAAACGTTCGCAGAAATCCATGATTGTTTCTCCTATGCTGGGGGACCCTTTCGGGTCCCCCACTACAGCCGACTTATGTCAGCTTATGAAGTCGGGTGAATTCCCAGGATCACGAACGGCGAAACCTGGGTCGTTCCGTCGCTGTACGTCAACGGAAGATCCAGCCACGGTCGCCCGCCAACCCGAGAAACAGCGCGCCATGCCGTCAAGTCGTTCTGGAACCGGAAGTGCTTCGAAGCGTCAACCGTAACCGCCTGTCGGTCCCCGATCAGGTATTTCGACCAGTCGCAAAGCGCCACGGATCCCACTTCGCCGGGTTGCGGCATGTGTTCGCTGAAGAAAACAGGATACCCGAACAGCGAACTGGGGACGCCGTCGCGCGCCGACGGCATGAAGACATAGGACGGATTCCCAGCCGGACCGTTCAACTGAATCAAGTCAGACATCCACTGTCGCGACATCATCCAGATCGGGGAACGCCCGACAAAGGCTTCCAGCATGTCCGCAAAGTCCGAAACCGCGATCGCGCCGATCGCCGCCGGGGGAATCGTGATCGTCCCAGGTGCGGGGATAATCCCCTGTGGCTGTCCAGCGCCCGTCCCCTGGATATAGGCATGTTCTTTATACCAGTCGATCGCGCCGCCGAATGCCGAATTCAGGAACGCTTCCAGCGAAACGGCATTGTCCATAAGCAATTCGTCGCCCGCTTCAGTATATAAAGCGAGCTTGAATGCGGTCAGGTTGATCCGCCTGAAGGACGGCTGGGTTTCGTCCTTTTCAGCCGCTTCTTCGGTCCATTTGGCGATGATCCCGCCAAACCAGTGGGGCTGTCCGGCTGTCGTCGCGCCCTGATTCAGCGCCGGAAGCTGGATCTGTCGACGCCGCATCGGGATCACGGTTGCCCGCGGGGTAACGACGCTGTCCGTTCCGCCCGGGTGAACCAACAGGCTTTCGCCTTGCTGTACTGGGACAAGATATCCGCCGGACGCGCCAACGGATTCCAGAAGGTCTTTGCTGTCGCCGGGTTCAACCCAGCCGATCTTCGTTTCGTCGACCGCGGGTTCTTCCGCGTCGCGCCAACGCTTCAGCCCAGGGTGAACCGACTTGCCGCGCCCAAATTCAGCGTTGAACACTTCGACCAACAGCCGACCCAGCGAACCGATCTGCTTTGCCGGACGATCGCCGCCGCGATTTTCGACCTTCGCGGTCCCCATAAGGGCCTGTTCCGATTCGGCGATCTGGACAAGGCTGTCGATTTCGCCCTTGATTTCGTCGACCCGCGCCAGCATGCGGGTTGCCTTTTCCCGATCTTGCGCGTCCGCCTTTTCGTTCAGAAAGATTTCCTTCGCGTCGTGAATCAGCTTCTGACCTTCGTTCCGAAGTTCGTCGACGCGATCGCCCACGATCATCATTTGTTCAGCCATGGTTATACTCCTATGATTTTTAGTTCTGCTTCCAACAGGTTGATCCGCGTCAACATGTCCGCTTCGGAAGGTGAATCATCTTCGGCCCGACCGACGTCGTCATGCTGTTCGGCTGAATCGGCCTTTCCCTTGAAAGGTGAATCCGCCGCCAACTTTCCGGGATCGTCTTCCTCTTCTTCTTCGACCGAAGCCGAAAGTCCGGGGACGTCGATCCCAGCGTCTTCCAAAAGTTCGACCAACGCTAGAACGGCATTCGCGATCCGCGTTCCGTTCCGCGCCGATAAAACGCGCCCTTCTTTTGCCGCCTGGACAAGTTCGCCCAGCCGCTTCAAGTCCTGTTCAGCCGCCCATGCCGCCTGGAAAATGGGGACAAGGGTCTTTGCGTTTTCTTCAGCCGCGTATAGGGCTTGAATCTGTTCGACCGCTTCGTCTTCCGTATCATGACAGCCCAGGCTTTCCCCAACGGCTTCCCCATCCTCATTGATCTTGTAAACGCAATACTGATCGCCTTCGACAAAGACGTCCCATGGTTTCTCTTCGGTCGCCTTGTCTTCAGCGTCTGGGTTGTCATCTTTGACGCCCGTCGTCGACGTCGCTTCGTTCATTCCCCATAGGACGGGGGATACTTCCCAAAGCCGCAAAGTCCGCAAGTTCCGGACCGTCACTTCCTGTCCGTCGACCTCTTCCTTCGAATAGTCAAAGTCCAGGGGGTCATATCCGAAGGACCATTCATTCACAACGCCTTCTTTGATCCGCCGGAAAATTGCCATGGACGCGTCGTCGTCAAGCATGAATTTCGAAGTCAGTTCCGCGCCGCCCGTCGCTTCGGGGAACTTTGACAAGACTTCCGGGGGAAGTTCAGACGCGCCGATTTCCCGAAGTCGAAGGGGCTTCGCGATCGCGTCCCGGACGCTGAAGGTGTTGTGATGATCCAGGATCCGGACCCGGGACCCGCGTTCCGCGAAGGTCTTTGTGAATGCGCCCGGGTGAATGCGATCGCCGCCGCTGTCGACGTTACCCATGACGGCGAAAATCGCCCTGACAATGCCCTGGGTTTCGTCAATTTCCGTAATCAGCCCGTCAACCGTTTTATGTTCTTTCGCGCCCATGGGTGTATCCCCCTATTTGTGTTCTGTTGGTCCGACAGCCCAGCGCCGGACAAATGTTATCTTTTCCGCGCAATAGGGACATTTCCGGACTTCGCGCCTGTTCAGCCCCAGCCGTAGCGGTTCAACATGAAGCCGCCGCCCGCAAGCCGGACAATAGGCTTCTTCTTCCGGCGATTCAAATTCAACCGTATTTCGCATGTCCGTCCCCTTCTTTCATAATGCTTGACAGCCGCCGCCGCCCGTGCTATACTATAGACAATAATCGCCCGATTCAGAAAGGACAAAGCATGCCCGCCGACAATGCCCGCCGAATCGTAACCGTTTCATGCGACTGGGAAACCGGAATCGCCGACGTCGTGATAATGCGCCGGACGCGCCGGGGAACCTATTCCCGATCCCGATATGCCCGCTTGCGACATGCGCCCAGCCTGACCCGGCTTTGGCAAGTCCTGAAAGGTCGCCCGCATTCCTTCGCCCTGGGACAGTCCGTTTACCATTTTCAGTAAACGCGCCCTTCGACGCCTTCCGGCTTTTCGTATTCGACGATTTCGCCGAAGCCGATCAATTCAATAACCCGTTCCGCTTCATGAAGCAACGGATCCGGATCCGCCGGACTGGGTCCTTCCTGATTCGTGTACGCGTTCAGGACGATCAGGAAATCCGCTTCTGGACCTGTCCAGTCGCCGTCAAATACGTATTCCCCCAAAAGATCAAAGTCGACCTTGATCATTGTCCCCTGATTACGCCTAAAACAAAG